CTGTGTCTGCTGCAAGTTCTTGTCTTGCCATTAAACAATTCCAGGCATGAGATCTAAATACTGCATTACGAATGCTTTCATATCTTGCATTACATAATCTTGCATTTTTACTATCTTCTGTAAGAGATAGTATTGTGGATGCTCCTAATTGATTTAGTGCATTATTACAAATTTCTACTACTGATGCCATATTAATCTTTCTTTACTACAATATTGTATTTTTGCCAAATCTCTTCTTGAGATAATCCTTGCTCATCTTCTTTTTGTTTATTTCTTGAATTAATCTTATTTTGTTTAATAATCTCAACTAATGCGTATCTATAGACATCGCTAGATCCATTCCATTCAAAGTGCAATAGATGTTTAGGTTTTGCATAGATGTCTAATAATCTTGGATCAAAATCACTTAGAGTCATTTTTAATAATGTACTTTCTTCTTAGTTTTCTTGGTTTAACTTTGGCAAATATTTCTGCTTCTGTTAGTTCTAAATCTTTATCAAAACCATGATGTGCAGTTGATGTATGTTTAAATCTATCAACTAAAACATAGCGATAGATATAATCTTTATTTTGTAAATGTAAAATGGTTTTTACTTCGTTGACTTTTTTCATTGATGAATAGTGGGGATTTTACTCCCCACTATTAATTGGTTATTAACTATTTCTAGTTAACTGTGTACTCTATAGTAAAACTTAGATCACCAGCAGTATCACCAGCCGCAGGAAAATTAATTCCTACGAAGTAAACAGCTCCTGGATCAGACGAAAGTCCAGCATCTTGCCAAACTTTTTGTCCCATTTTATTTATATCTCTATTTTCAAATGCAACTTCAGTTCCTGTTTTTACAGCAGCTCTTAAGTCTGTAATCGCAGAAGCGTAAGCGTCAGCATCTACCACAGCTAAAGCTGTAGTATATAAACCAACATCAGCAGTAATTACTGTGCTTGAATCTAAATCATCATTATATATTTTAATTGATGAAATAGAAGCATTGCTTGGTATTGGTGCTAACATAACTGTGTCTGAAGCACTTAAATCGCCAGCAGCTAAAGCTATTGTTCCTTGAGCAATCCTTTTCACACCATGTAATTCTTGTGCAGGATTTAATACTTGAGGAACAGCAACAAAGTTAGCTACTAGACTTGTATTTACGTTTGCCATATTTTTATTCTCCTATTGTTAGATTATTCGTCGCAAGCTATTTCTACAACTTTTTCTTCTTCCATTCTAGTTGCGCCAATGCTCATGCAGTAATAAACTTGAGTGCTGTACGATTTGTCAGCTCTCTCGTCAATTCTTGCCATAACATCTTTACCAATTGCTAATTTAATAGCATCCGCTGTAAAGGCATAACATAGTCTGTCGTCAGTGTTAGTTGCATCAAATGGCAATCTATTGCTAACAATAAATTTAAAACCTAAGAAAGAGTCTATTTGACCCTGAGCTAGAGCTTTAACTGTATTGAAATCACTAGATGTAACTTGAGTTGTTCCTAACAAATTAGCAATTTGTCTTGGACCACATACAAAGAATCTTTGTATAGATGGATCAACATCTGCTAAGTCTAGGATTTTTTTAGCATCCACGAGTTTAGTAATGCTCAAACCACCAGCCGCATCATTACCTTGTGATGCACTGTAAGGTTTTTGTCCAGAAGGAAGTGATACAGAAGTACCTCCAGTTTCGCCAGTATAACTAGCTCCACCTAAAGCACTAATGATAACATCATCCATCGCTCTTCCCATAGCAGCAGCCGCAGCTTTTGCATAAGCAGAAGTTGGATCAATTAGCATTCTAACTTTGTCTTGGTTGTCTATTAGATCAGCCCACTCATAGTCTGCAAGACTAACTCGTCTACGACTGTGAGGAGTTTCTATTTGGGGTGTATCAGCGTGTCTAGAAGTTCTTAATTGAGCAGTAGTTTTTCCTACTTGATCAAAGAAAGCATTCTTCCCAACAATCGTTTCAACATCCGCAGCACTTCTCAACAATGAACCCATTTGCTGAGATAACATTTGTACGTTTGAACTATACTGCTGTACAAAAGCAGTTGTTATTTGATTTGACATATTGTCATCTCCATTGGTTAAGTTTAATTAAAATAAACGAATGGATTTTCCACAACGTGGATCTATTCTAGAATTTTACATCTTCGTAGATGTTTGTCTTTTCCAAATGCCAATAGGGTCTAAAAGATTATCCTAATGATTTGCTCTATACATCAGTTAACTGCTGACGTAAAGCGAAAACTTCTTGTACAGCTTTATCATGGTTTGGATGTGTTTTATTCCAATATGCAGATCCTGGCGCTTGTAATTTAGCTATTTCATTCTCTATTTCATTAGGAGTTAAATAGTTTGGACCAGCTTGTCCCACAAAGCTATCTTCACCTACCATATCAGCTAATTGAGCAAATGCTTTAACAACTTGAGGATGATCACCTAATTTAGTGCCATTTTCTAAGTTCATATTTAAAACATCTTCACCAACATATTGTCTAGCAAGTTGAGATGCTTTAGTTATTTTTTGTTCAAAAGCTCTACCATATTCTTTACGAAGAACCTGTTCGCTTTCAACACGTGCTGTTTCAGCAGCTGCATCTAAACTTTTTAAGTTTTCTTGCATAATGTCATTATAAAATTTAACAACACCATCTGCTTGTTGTGGTAATAAACCAAGTTTATGAGCTTGTTGTGAAAAAACTTTTAGCGCATTTTCATCAATGGTTGTATCTTCGCCAATATTATATTTATATTCTTCGGCTGATTTGGGTCTACCTAGTTTATCAAAAACTACATTCCAATCTTCCTCAGTTGCATGTTTATTAGGTAGTGGTATTTTTTCTACACCAACTAATTTTTGCGCATGAATATAACTTTTAGCTAAACTATTAATATCTTTAATAGGTGCTAAAGATTTATCTGCTCTAATATCTTCTGCTAAACCAGCTCTCCAATCTGCGGCAGCTTGTTCAACTACACTTGTAACATTATTATTTACCGGAGAAGTCTCTGGACTTCCAGATGGTTGAACTGCTTGTTCCACCACTCCCTGTTGATCACTCATTATTTCCTCCATTTTTTTTGTTGATCATTGATTTAATAAATAGATAGACAGATCTTTGTCCCTCTAAATATGCGCTTTCATAACTATCTCCTTTAACAAAGGTAGTTACGTTAGCATTACATCTTCGCTTTAGATCTTCAAGAACTTTTTCTCCATTCTCAGATCCAAAACAAATCTTATAATCTGTTACTAAATTTTTTATATCTTTATTCACTTATCGCTTTTAATGCAGGAGCTGCTTTACCGGCTGCTTCAGCAGTTTGTAAATCTTGTTGCATCTGCATTTGTTGTTTTTGCATTTGTTCTCTTTGCAAGCGAATTTGTTGTACTTCAGTATCTGATTTCATAACTTTAGCAGGTATTCCTAAAATATCCTGTATATATTTTACTAAACCATTTACGTCTATGTGATCAAACACAGGAGCTATGTTTTGTAAAGAACCAAATATTTCAACACCTCTCATAATTGAGGATAACTCTGAAGTCTTCTGAGCTTTAGCTAATGGCGATACATATTCTATTTCAATATCTTGATCTCCTAAAAACTCAGGAGGTTTTGGAAGTTTTTTATTTCTTAATAGAATATTGAAAGCTCTTGTAATTAATGGTTGTAATAATTCTGATTGTAGTCTGCCAAGAACTGGACCCAACAATCTCATTTTTTCTTCTGTTCTTTGTAATACTTCTGTTGCAGTCATTTGTGGACCAGTTGATGTCATAAGTTGATCAACGAAAAAATTCTCTCTAATTGCTTTACGTCTTTGCTCTTCCATATTTAAACCTAATGGATTGTTAGCTCCAATATTCATTGGTTCAATTTTATCTCTAGTTCCAGCTCTATAGTAATTTAATCCTCCAGGTATGGTTCTTATTGGTAAAAGAAAACCATCATCAGGTACAAGCAGCGGAGGATCTATTTGTTTTTGTGCAGCTCTAATAGTTGTTTTAGACATTGTATTTAACATCTTAACATCTGCCAAAGCATTCATTGCAGGTGATCTTCCATAAATTTCATTAGATGCTTTTAAGTATCTAGGTACAACATAAGGGAACTCTTCATAACCACCTTCTTTTAAAACAGCTCCACTATCTGGATCTACGTAAACTGAATAATAAGGTTTACCTTTATTTCCTTTTGCAATTTTAAATTCTTCATTTGGCATTACTAAATGTAATATTGGAACTTCTTCGT